GACGCAATTCGTCAATTGGAGAGTTACGTGTAAAATTAACATCAGCACCAGTTAAATGTATATGATTTGATCCAGCCTCAACAACAAAATGTCCTTCAGCACTACCTGTTGATGAGTCAATAGTTAGGTCTGAATCATTTCCACGAATTAAAATAATATTATTTAAAAATCTACAACGCTCATATCTTTCTGGGCGTGGTGATTTATAAAATATAGAGTTATCTGCATTTGTTTGAAATACTGGGTCTGTAGTAGCAATTACGTTATCGTCTAGCGGATCATCCAACGGAGTTGTAATAGTTGGAATAGATGTTGCAGCAGATGCTGTATGATATTGCCAGTTTTCACCTTGAGTAAAAGCAAACACAGTTTTGCTATCATAGGCTCCAGCAGAAGGATTTGATCCTGCAGAGTACAAGCCAATCTCTGAAATTTCATATCTTTCTTCTGTTGGTAGTTCTGCTGTTAATACAATTTTTTCTGTACCAGCATCATTAACAAAGCCCCTAGATGAAATAGGCACTCTGAACATTTCAAAATCTAGGTTGTCTTTAGTTGAGTAGTCTCCATATGGATCAGTAGTATCTAGTGGCTGTGCTCCACATCCTATGGCAATATAAGAAGCATAGGCTGGTGCCTGACCAAGAAGATACTTACCAATGATAGATTTTCCAGTGTTTGTAATCATAATTCCGCCTCATATATTGTACCACCTGTGGTAATTTCTACCTCTATCTGCTCATCTAGTTCTAAATTTACAGCCTCTACTACCAGTTCTCCAGTTTCTGGGTCTATATATACATGCGATCCATCTGGACCTGTTCCTTCTGTTGGAACTTTATTATCAAATCTAATAGAAAAATTTTGAAAATATTTATCGGAAGTAGCCTGTAAACTAACAATATTATTAGCGTTATATTGTTGTTGAATCTGTGTCAAATTTTTAATAGGCTGATAAATAATTTGTTGACCATTAACCGTATCATTTCTAGCAATATTAATTAACTCTTGTCCACCAATATTTTCAAAAATAAGGTCAGACATAATTTGAATTGGAACGGCGTCTTCGTCAAATAAAATAGTGTCAATTGGAGCAGTTTTTACTGGTGGTGGCGGCGGCGCTTGTGTAACTGGGCTTATGTTAGACGGGGTAGAAGAGAGAGTAGAGGGTGTTAAAGGAATAGGGTTTGGAGAAGACTGTTGGTTAGATCCACTACCATTATTTGGTGATTGAGAACTTGCTTGAACAACACTCTGCGTTGTTGGTATGACTATTTGATTATTTTTATCATATTCTGCTGCTTTTGCTGCTGATGCAGCATTAATTGCAGCACCTAAGTCTGTTCCTCTTCCTCCTGCTGCTTTTGCTGCATTAAGAGTATCAAAATATTCTTTATCTGTTAAAGTTTTTCCAGGTGTATAAGAATCTCCGTAGTACCCTGCCTTATTAACTCCACCACGTAGATCATAGTATTGTTCTGGTGTTGGTCTTTCAAAAGTTTTTGTTTCAGGGTTAAATACACTATATCCAGCAGCGTTTGCCTGTATAACTCTTTTTGTTGTTGCATCTAATTGTTCAAATGGAATTTTATTAAATGATTGATCGTCAGCCATTTTATACCTCGCTTAAATAAATAGTCATTTGTGGACCATTATTTCCTCTAGAATAGTCTATATTATACACAACAAACCTATCTGTATCTTCTGTAACTAAATCTAAATTTTCATTATTTTTATAATTAATTGTAACAATATCGCCTAGTTGTAACGTAGGAATGGAATATACATTAAGACCAATTACCTTTTTAGGAATCATGACTTTATTAATAATCCAACCCATTAAAGCATCTGCATCATCTTGAGTTTGTATATATGGGGTATCTAGGCTAAACTCATTTTTTCCATAAATAAGTCTGCTTAGTTTAATGTCATCATATTTTGCTTTTTCTACCAAAGGAGAATAGATTAGTGCACTACCACTAAATGGTGGGTCGGACAGGTTGCTCTTTTTGCTAAAGTATTCATCTACTGTTAATTCATATGTTGTGTCTTGTGTAAAAGCAACACCCTGTATTCTTAAATAGTTACCACTTGTTTCATCCAAAACAAGAGCCTTATCTGAAGCATTAAATATTAAGAATTCAGCACCATACGAGTCTGCTTGGAATCCAGATACTGAGTAGCCCTTGATACGATTAAATGTAGGAGAAAGTTGTGAATATAGTGCTGGATATGCACGATCATATCTAATATCAAAATAGGCACATTCACGCATAATTGTTCCAAACTCATCAAAATACATATTATATTTTGGTGGTTGCTCTGAACTAATACCAGTTAAATAGGTACCTTGAATAATGCCATTCATTGCATATTTTCTAAATGATTCATTTGCGTCAATTTGTTTATCACCAAATACTGCAGACAATGTTTCACCTGTTGTAAATACTGTATTTTGAGAATAGTTTTCAGACAAAGCATATACATGTTCAAACATACAACGAGATGATCCACGAATAAACAAAGCCATATTATTATATATTGGAAGCGGATCTGGGTCATCAACAATTTTAATTAACTTATTATTAATATATAAATAAAATCTACGAGTCTTACCAATGTCTTGATATTCTACGGATAGATCATATACGGTAGGCTTGTCTTCTCCAGCCATTCTATATTGACCAGTAAAACGACCATCGTCAACAATAACATTTGTTATACCGCCCCATAATTTAATTGGAATAGCATTATCATTAGCAGATTCTTTTTTAACTTTATAAAAAACAACATTATTAATGTTTACCGCAGCCTGTCCATTTTTATCTAATTTAAGATATGATTCTACATTAGTTTCAGTTAGTGCAACAATCTCAAAATAGTATCCATTATTTGTTTCTGGATTAAGTAATACCGCTATACCGCCAGATCCTCCACCTATGCTAACATTTTGATTTGGCTGAACATTATTAACTTGATAGTATGCACTAGATCCAATTGGAGTTTGTCCACGGGTTTCATTATTTTCAATTTTACCAATAATACGAATACGTGTACCAAAATTTTTATAAGCGCCATTTAAGTTTTTATAAACATATGAAACAAAGTTAAGTGGTGTTTCTGTAGTTTTAAATGACGGTCCATTCATAACTAGAGCAGAAGATTGAACAGTTCCTGTTTGTGTAGATTTTAAGTTATTGATAGCAGTTTCAGTTAAATAGTTTGCAGACATGAAGTTTTTAATAATACCATTACGAGTTGTTTGACGAGCCAAAGTATTATTTACTCCAGCAGCGCCTACAGTGGTTGCTGGTCTTGTTACATCTTCATCTAGTGTTGTAGTAAATAAATATTGAGTTTGCATATTGCAGCCACGAACATAAGTATTATCTGCCCAGTAGTCGCTGATCCCTGCAGTATGAGTAGTTACAGGTGTTCCAAATTGTCCTCTACCATGTTCATATACGGCACCTGGCTGCAATCTTGCTATACCATCAACTGTTTCATAAAAAGGCACTGAAAAAATTCTAACAAGACCTGTTGGATATATTTTTCCATTAAACGGAATAGACGCAAAGTATCTTTGATATTCTTGATTGCTGCTAATCCAAACATTACCAGTGCCAGTTACGTTAAACTCTGCAGCATCATATTTAATAATTTCACCATTTGAATATAAAAATCCTTGATATCTTGTAAGCCAGTAAATATTTTCTCCAAGATCTAGCGTATTATTTACAACAACTCCGTTAACTACAGTTGGCAAATCTGCTGAAAGCGTTGCATTTAAAGGCATTGCACCTAAAACATAGTTACCCTGTTTTGCTGCTACTTCATTAATAGTTTTTGTTGCTTCATCTCCTGCAACTTCCCACAAAAGAACAGGTTTATAAATCCATGTTTTATCACGATCAACCATGCTTGCTTCTCTAATACTTCCATATGAACGCTGAATATATCTAGTTGTATAATTAATTTTTCCATCATTATAAACACGCTTGTCTTCAGACGCAATAGATATAATATTAGGTAGGTTACCAGAGGATTGGTTTTCAATAACGCCTTCATCTGTTTGATTATTATTTCCCAATAGAACAAAATCTGTTGTTCTAGTATCTGCATCTGGCATTAAATAGTTTTTACTCATTACAATAAAATTATTGTATTCATCAAAAAACATTGCGCTTTGTGTTGATATTGCAAGTTGATTAAGTATTTCTGCAACATTTTGATCTGGTGCAACAAAGAAATACGGAATGATTGGGTCTGACTCTCCATCTATTCTTCTGAAAGAATAGTTTGTAAAACCAATATAATCAAGAATAGTACTTATAGCCATGCTTAAAGATGTTTGAGTCATCAATAATCTTGGAGCAGGCATTGATTCGAAAAAGAAATAAAAATCTCTTAGATTAATAGAGATTGTTCCAGCGGTAACGTCTGCTTGCGGAAAACCTTCTGAATATAAAGTTTTAAGAGGAATAAAATAGTCAAACCCATCAACATCAATAATTGTTTCATAAAAATTAAATTTAATATTTTTTCTTGTATATCCTGCAATAATACTATTTGTATTATTAGGATTAAAAGCCTGATCATCATCAAAAATATTAATCTGACCCGTAGATGCAAGAAGTTGACCTACTGGTAAAGATGTAATTCCAACATCAGATAAAATTTTAGTAACCTTATAATCAATTACTTTATCAGAAATATCTCCGACTAGCCTTGGAGAAATCTCAATTAAATCAAAAGTAGTATCAAACTTATTCATTGTTTCTACTACTACTCTTAATCCTTGAATATATGCAAACTCTCTATATTCTGTACCGCCATTAATTTCGTCAGTAAATTGCTCTGGGTTTGTAAAATCAGTAACAAAACTTGTATTATTATCTATTTCTTCTGAACCTAAAGTCCATCCATATGTTGGAGAAAATGTTTCATAATCACTTCCAGTCCAAATATAAAATGTTCCACGGCTTCCTTCGTTTGCAATTACTAAATATGCATAGCCAGTTACAGATGTGTCTGGCAATAAAGTTGATGAAGAAAGTGTTTCTGCAAATATAAAAATATCTCTGTAGGCTTCTGGAACTATAAGTCCATAGTGAATTTCAACATATCCATCAGTGCCAATAATTGGAGTTCCGTCTGCTCTTGTTGTATTTTCATTAAATGAAATTGCATTAGACCAATTATTATTATAAAGATATTGTATCTTCCATCTTGCTGGAGTTGTCTTATTTGCAGTTCCGTATAGCGGATCTGGTATAGACCCAGACGCTGTTGTAAAGGGTCCAAGATCTACAGAGCCAACATTAGTTTGCATTTTAACAATAATTCTATTTGTTGGAACTTGATTTTTATATACAACAAAAGGAACTGCATCATCTATATAATTTAGTCCATTAGATAATTTATTTGATACGCCATATTCAACATTATCTTCTGTTCTATAAGAAGTCCAATATCTAAACTCATCATATCGTGATGGCATATAATATCTTGGTCGTTCTGCTATTGATGCACCAGAATTTGCTAAATATCGTCCGCCAAAATATAAAGGTTTATTAATTCCTGATCTTGGTCTAAATGGTTTTAAACAATCTTCTAAAGAATAAATCATCTTCATTTTGTCTTTTTGTAAAGTAAATTGTTGAGGGATGCCAGAATCAGTAAACCCATTATCAATAACTACGTCTGCATCTGTAGCACCTGTATAATAATTTCCAGCATCTAAATTATCAAATGTATTTGGCAAAGTATAATATGTAGAGCCTGGGGTACTTGGACGATATCTATAGTTTCCTACTAAAAAAATATTATCTGGCATATTCATATTCCATTCAGCAAGAACTAGTGACTTTAACTGAACTGTTGCCGATGTTTCTAAATGAGTCTTTAATGCTTCACTAACAAACACTTTAGACCTCTTCCAGGCTTACCGATATATTCCAAAGGTCAAAATTATTGCCACCACGTTTTACAACAGAATAATTAAAGTCAGCAAAGTAAACTTCAACAATTTGGTTATACTGTGCTAGATGACCAAATGCAGCATTATCTGTACCAAAATTAGAATATTTGTCATATGCTAAATACATCCAAAATGGACCTGTATGATTTTGATACCAATCTAAAATTTCTACACCTCCAGCACCACCGTCTGCTGTAAACTCTTGTGTATTATTTTGATATGGAGAAATTCCAGTATCTGGATCAAATTCTGCATTTTGATAAAATGCTCTTGATGGAAGTAAATTCCAAGACCAAGTAAAAATTAACTTGTCAGCAATGTGGTACGATCTCATTCTTCCATTAATTGTTCTTTGACGCTGTTCTATTCTCTGTGGTGTAATAGAAATATCTCCACGATTATGGTCAGACAGAATTAAAAATTGATCAATTAAACTGGAATCAGTTCCTTCAGGAACATCTGCTCCAACTTCATAACCATTAGGAACATATAGCCCATTGCTCAGTGTTCCAGCATTATCGGACCATAAGACTGCTTGAGGACGCTGATATCTTTTTCTACCAGTTATATAACCAGACGTAGCCATTATGCTCTCTGACTCCTAATTCTTTGTGAATCAATATATTTAATTTCATTTATTACTGCTCTTGCAATTCCATTTGGATTAGAGTTTGTACCGCCAACTGTAATACCAACATTATAATTATACACTGTGCTTGAGTTATCTGATACAGGGGCAACTACTGTGGCGGTAGGCATAGAAGAAATATTTACAGGATTAGAAACTGCATAAACTGGCTGATTCATTTTATCCTTAATCATTGATGGATAAACAGCATCATTAATTGACCTTAAAAATGGACGAAAAGCCTTTGCACTATTTTTATTAACTACAAATTCTCCAGGAGTAAGCATTGCTGGGACTGTATCTGAACCTTTTGCTACAAAACCTCCATTAGGGAAATATCTAGGAACCATTCCACCAGAACTTAAATATCCTAGTATTTGCTTTCTAGCAGCAACTACCTGTGTAGAACTTAATTGAGTACCAGGTATTTTTGGATTTGCATCAACAGTTTGTTTTGCTGCTAAATCTTTCATTGCTTGAACCGCAATTGCTTCAGATCCTCCAGAACCCATTACGTTGCCTTTTGCTGCTTGCGTTGATGCCTTACTTGCTGCTGTATTTATAATAGATTGTTGCTGTGTACTGAATGAACCAGTTACGTTTCCACCACCGCCACCACCTCCGCCTCCTCCGCCCCCTGTAGAAGCAAGAGCAGCGGCAAGTTGCATAGCAGCCTGAATAGCAGCCTGAATCTTAGAAATAATAGTATCAATTTTTCCAGCAGTACCAACTAATAAATCATTTGTCATTGTAATCACATCATTAAATTCACCCTGTTTAATTTTTTCTAAATCAAGGGCACGTTGTGCATCTGACCAAGCCTCACGCTGAACTCTAATCTTTTCCATTTCAGCAGCCTTCTGGTCGTTAATTTTTTGAAGATTAGCCTCATGTACAAGTTTTTGTTGTTCAAGATTATAAATTTGATTATTTTGAATATTATATATTAAATCTTCTGTATTTCTAATACTCAAAAGTCTTGCTTCACGCTGCTCTTCAAGAGCATAAATTTGATCTTCTTTAATGCGTATTTCTTCCTGCTTTAATGCCCTGGCTTGCTCTAATTGATAAATTTGATCTTGCTTAATAAGCATTCTTGCTTGTACCGCTTCACGCTGCTCTTCTAGGGCAAAAACTTGTTGACTAATCTGGAACTGTCTTGCTTCTACTTGTTCTCTTGTCAGACCACCTGCTGTACGTAATCCGCCTAGTTCTGCTTGACGTGCTGCATCTAATACTCCACTAGCACGTTGTGAAGCAGCCTCTGCTGACTGTGCCCTCATTTCTTGTGCAGCCTGTGCTGCTGCAGAAATATCACCTTGTGTTAAAGCATCTGCAAGACCAATTTGTTGTTTTTGTTGTGCAATAATTTGCTGATTAATTTCAGATACTTTATTAAGTGCCTCAGCCTGAGCATCATACTTTTGATTAATTCCTTCAGCAACCTTATCCATCAAGGTCATTTCATTAGCAAGATCTGAAGACTCTTCTTGAAGTGCTGCTATAGGACGTTCAAAATCAACTTCAATTCCACGCTGTAAGTCATCAATTGTCTTTTGAATATCTTCAATTGGACGAGTAAATTGCATTTCAATTTCTCTTGCAGCATCATTAACTTCTTCTTGCAATGCTTCAATTGGTCTTGTTAGTTCTAACTCAATTGATCTTTGTGCTAAATCAATGCTACGTTGATATCCATCAATTTCTTTTTGTGCTGCTTGAATTGAACGCTCAATACCATTAATTGCTGTTTCTTCAACACGAATAGCATCTTCATATCTATCATTAATTTCTTCTTCAAGAATACTAAAATACTGTTCAGCCTTGTTTTGAAGATTATCAAAGAAATCACGTCTGCCTTCAGGGGTAGCCATTTGAATTTGAATCTTAATAGCCTTTTCTTGTCTAAATGAATCAAGAAGTTTCTTTACCTTTTCAGCATCTACCTTACCATCTTTAAGACCTTCTGTTAAGTATGTCATTAAGTCAGGATTGTCTAGGATAGTATTAATATCTTCTATTTTTGCACCCATGGCTGTTAATTGTGGTATTGCTTTTGCAAAACTTTCATTTAGTTTATTTTCAGTATTGATCTTTGTAAAGAACTCTGTAATGGCTGCAGCCTTAGATTTCTTTTCAATCTGCTCCATAAGTTTTGTAAGTTTTTCTAGGTTCTCTGGTTTAATATTTCCAGTAGCAATTCCAAGCGCAACAGTTGAATCGCTTGCATACTTTAGTGCTGTGGCTGCATCAAATCCTGCTTTTTTAAGAATATTAAATGCTTTTGCTTGTGCCCAAAGTTCTTCGTTTTGTCCTTGTAGTGCTTCAAGAGCCTTTTGGAATGGAGATTTTTCACCAGTGCCAGTGCCCTGTCCTTCTTTGTTTTTCTTTTCTGCTTCTGTTACTTTATTAACTGATTCAAAATATTTATCATATAATTTAGTTAATTGTAAAATACCTCTAGATCTAGTTTTAGAATCATTAGAAGATAAAGCCTTTAATATTCCACTTTCTTTATCTAATAAACCAGCGCTAATGAGTGCTAGAGCCATCATCTGTTGTTTAGCAGAATAAAGATTCTTTAAAAATGCTCCTGCATCAACATTTAACTCTTTAAAGACTTTAGTCAAAATAAGTTGTCTTTGTGCTGCATCAAGACTATAAATTCTTTGATTTACTGAACTTAACATATTTTGATACTGTTCTCCAGTAATAATTCCAGATTCAAACATAGTTGCTGCAGACTTGCTTGTAGTTGCTATAAATGATGATAGGTTTGCCGTTTGTCTTTCTAATTCTTTTGTAGGAACTAGTTTTTCTACTAATTCTATGCCACCTGATGCAGATGGGGCATATGTAAATACTTTATCAAATCCCTTTTTATATTTATCCTGAAATACTTTTAGGTTGGCATCTAAAGCAGTGCCCATTTCCTTAAGTCCAGCCTCATCAAACTTAAGAGATTTAACATCAATCTTTATATCAGTTTGACCAGACTCTTCACGTAGAGCATCGATAATTGTTTGAACTTGTTCTTTTGCAAATCCCCTAGACTGTAAATCTATAGCAAGAGACTGAAATGCAAGTTTTGCTTCTTCATTGCTTGCAGTTCTAAATGATTCAATTTGAGTTTTAAACTCTTTTTGGAATCCTTCATCCTGTCTTAATCTATCACGCTCAGATCTAGTTTGTGCTCCTACAACTTCACGATTACGTAAATCTGCACGAGATTCAAAGGCAGACCTTCCAGCAACTACTCCAAAGAAATCTCCAAGAGTTTTTGCCTGTTCTGCAGTAACACGCATAGCCTCAGAAAGACCATATGTTGCTAATCTTTCCTTTTCTTTTTCAGCATTAAGTTTCTTTACAATAGCATATAAACCAGTAACTACTGTAATTCCTATACCTAT